ATCACACCAGCAAAACCGATTTCAGTCCACTTGAACACATGCAGCGCACGAGTAATTCGGATGCTTTTGCCGACCACTGTATCAACTTGTTCGGTATCGCCAGCAAAAATCCAGCCGGAATTCACCACTACAATTGCACGATTGCCTGCGGCTTTAACGGGCGCATATTCAATATTATCAATTACGATTTTGTTCATGTTTTCACCTATCAAAAAGGAATGTCGTTATCTAAGTCAGACATGTCGCCAGCGTTCTTAGGCTTCGGCTGATCTTTGTTCTTGTGCTGCATACTGCAAGACATAAACTTGCCCTTTGCGCCTTCTCTGATCCAAGCTGATATCCATATCGGTTCGCCCATCAGATCAAGCCCATCGCCTCGATAGTCGGGGTGATTGTCGGTTTCTTTCTTTTGATTCTTAAACAGCGTAAAACTGCCGGGTTTTGGTATGTAAGCCATTATTTTTGCTCCTTAATTTTGTCAATCATTTCATTTACTTCAGTCAAAAACTGCGTTACTGCTGCTTCGATTTCCTCAATGCGTTTCTCATCGCGGTCGAACCTATGCACAAACAACTGCAAATATTCGGGCAGTCTTGGATCGTAGGATACAAAGTCGCACCATTGCCGACCTGTGCAGGCCATCTGCCAAAGCATTTGATTCTCGTACTGGCGAGGCTGTTTCTTGTCCACCAATGTTTGCAGGTGCGTAGCCGTCTTAGGGCATTTAATTTCCACTAAGCCGTCAGATACCAAACCATCAGGAGAAGCTGCGCCCTGTTCAATCGTCGGATGTATGACTAGCCCGACTTCATCCACAGTCCAATTGCAAAGCATTTCGTATTCGGCGCGGGCAAACTTTTCTTGCTCAGTTCCCCATTGCATAGCAGCATTGGTAAAGCCCGATTCTTGCGGCTGACCCGTCAGAATCTCAGCCACGATCTGCGCCCGGTAGTCCCTGTAAGCTGCGGTGGTCTTAGCCGCCATCACGTCGTTGATCCGACTAGCCGTGACCTTGCCAGCGCGGGCAGCTAACCATTCGGGACTGCCTTGCGGCATTGACAAAACTTTCATGCTTCCTCCAGTTCGGCTTTGCGGGAATTCTTGGCAGCGACGATTACTGTCATGGCCTCGGTGTCGTTGATTTCTTTGGCGGCTTTGTAGGCGTGCGTGTAAGCTGTTTTCAGTGCGTCCTGTGTGGTAACGCCAGCGATAACGTCCAAATGCGCGTTAAGCGAATCTAAGCGCTTTGCGGGGGCATCCTTGCCGTTGGTTGCGTCCAGCACATCATGCTCGACGATTTCCATTGCCGTGACCCAAAGATAGCGGCGCTGGTAAGTTTCAACTGCCCCGATGTTTTGCACTTCGTGGCATCCTTTTAAGGCGGCGCTACCCATCGGCGAGGTGATCTCAATCTGCGAGCCGTCCTCGGTGTCGATGATGGTCAAACGGGCAACGTCGGCGGTGTAGCTGACAACTCCGCACAGTCCAAGGTTGTGGAAAATCTCCTGCACCGTAGGCAGGAAGTCGCCCAGTTCAAAATACTTGTACCCGGCAAACTTGTTCTCGCCTGACTTGTTCAGCTTTGTGGCTTGCAGGAACAGCCTTGCTTGCATTAGTTTGGTGTAAACGCTCATGCCAATACTCCCGTAACAATAAGTAGAAAAATGATTGTGAAACCAATAGCCACTGCGCGGTCGCCGTTCATGTGCCTGCCCTCAATTTGCGTGAAAAAACGTCGTAGTCGTAGTCGCCGCGATCTACCCAACGCTCCCATTCGCGGGTCTTGTCCCATTCTTCAATGACAGGCGTTGTTTTTTTGAAGTGAATGCCTTCAGGCTTGCAAGTGCCAAAGTCAGTTCGTTCGATGTTGCAAAAGATTTGCAAGCAAGCACCAGTGACGGGCGAAAACAGCGTCTTGCGACGACACTCTGATGCTTCTGAGTTTGTTTCGTTGCGTCTGAAGTGCGTACAGTCTCGGCAGTAATTCATGGTTATCTCCTGTTGTTGTCAATTGGTTACTACAGGACAGACTTTACTTACCTATTTTTACATTGTCAATACTTGTTGCAAAGGAAAATTGTAAAGTATTCTTAACTAAATCAATTTCGCTTGACAAGATAGATTGCTACACTATACTGCTCTTTGCAAGTATTCTTTTCAACCTAGGAGCTATCATGAAAGTTGTACAAGCAGAGCAGCATTTTGGCAATCGGCGCAAGCTGGCTGAGGCATTGGGCATTACAAGTCAAGCTGTGAGTCAATGGGCGAAGCGTGGCACGATTCCCGAGGGCGTTGCGTACAAGTTGCAAGTCATCACTCAAAACGCGCTGGTCGTCAATCCTGTCGATTACATACCTGTGCAGCAGCTTGTTGCTGAGATCGTGCCGCAACAGTAGTTGACAAACAAAAAAAAGTCGTTTACTGTGTGTTTGTCCGAGAGAAAGATCGGGCCGCGTGTGGAAGCGCGAACGGGAACAATAGACCCATCACGCATGGGCTTCGGTTGTCGAGACTGTTCCGTTTCCGTTCTCTTCCACCGCAGCTCGAAGCCCAGCCGTGATGGGTTTTTCTTTGACTACAACGCAGTCGGCAATGAGAGCAACAGGGCTGCGATTGGAAGAGTGCTACTGGTGGCTAAGGTCTGCAACAGCACGCATAAGGGTGGCGAAGTTAGTGCCCTTGACCGAAAGACTGACGAGTGTCGTGGCTCCGGAAAGCACAGACTAAAGGCGCACTTGGCTAAGGCTGAGTGCGCTCACCAGAAAGCAGATACTACTAGCTATTAATACAGGTGACTTATGAGTGATTTGTTTGGTGAAGAAACGTTTGACTACAAGAAAGAATGGCAAGACATGCCTGAGTTCATTCAAGAGAACTTACGCACGATTCATCAAGTAACGATTAGTTTTCTGACGACTGAAGACATGAATGAGTTTTCAGAGTTGATAGGTCGTCGCATATCGTTCACGACTAAGAGCGTGTTATTTCCTGTCAAAGAGAAGTCAGAAAAGCGTGTTTACGTCGATGAAGCCTAAACATCCTATCTACATCATCAGCAAAGGTCGTGCTGATTCTCGTCATACGAGCAGAGCCCTCGAGTGCATGAACGTTGACTATCGCATCGCAGTAGAGCCTCAAGAGTACGATGCCTATGCAGCAGTCATTGAACCGAGAAAAATCTTAGTGCTACCGTTCAGCAATCACGGACTTGGCTCTTACCCTGCACGCAACTGGTGTTGGGAGCACTCGATCTCGCAAGGCGCTACTTGGCACTGGATCATGGACGACAACATCGACGGCTTCGTGCGTCTTAACAACAACAAGAAAATACCATGCAGATCAGGCGCAATTTTTAGAGCAAGCGAAGATTTCGTTGATCGCTATGAGAACGTCGCACAAGCTGGCTTGCAGTATCGTTTCTTTGCAGAGCAGAGAACAGCGATGCCACCGTTCAGAATCAATACAAGAATTTTCTCTTGCATCTTGATTCGCAACGACGTGCCGTTTCGTTGGAGACTCAAATACAACGAAGATGTGGATCTTTCATTGCAGATGCTTAAAGCAGGTTGGTGCACGATCATGTTCAACGCTTTCTTGCAAAACAAAGCAGCAACTTTGAGTGTGAAAGGAGGTAACACTGAGGAGCTTTACGGTAACGGCAGTCGTAACAAAGAAAAGTCACAGATGCTTGTTGATACATGGCCAGACATGGCAAGTCTTGTCATGCGCTACGGTCGCTGGCATCATCGCGTTGACTTTGATGTGTTTAGAAAGAATCGACTCATCAAGAAGAACGTTGTGATTCCTGAAGGCGTTAACAACTACGGAATGAAGTTAGTCGCACAGCAGGAAACGGAGGAAAAATGTTTGACAACTTTTACGCCAAATATCCAAAAAAAGTAGCCCGCAAGGATGCACAGAAAGCCTATGCGCGACTAACTGCCGAGCAGCAACAGAAAGCACTACAGGCGATTGATGACCATGTGCGGATGTGGGCGGCAGAAGGAAGGGATAAGCAATACATTCCACACCCTGCAAGCTGGCTTAACGGCGAGCGATTCGATGATGAAATTTCGATGCCTGAACCGAAAGTGGTGAACTGGTGGACAAGCGATCAACTGACAATGGAACACGGTCGCAAGATCGGAGTACCGGCAAGACCGGGCGAGGACATGACGCAGTATCGCCTGCGGTTACGGGCCGCGTAACGTGGCAAGAAAGAGTTGCAACAGCAGTGCGCGTGCAGAACATGACGCGAGAAGAACGGGCAGCAGCTATGCCCGAATCAGCCGAGATCGTGAGGGCGTTTGCGGCTGAGTTTCAAGTAGTAGAAGTTAGGGCAACAGAAAATAACCTTTTCTATGAATGGATAAAAAAATGATACTAGATCGTTATTTCCCGAACCTGCAATTTCCCCGTGTGCGTAACACCGATCCCGATACAAGCCATGCGGCAGCGGATCAGGCAGCAGAACTCGCCACCAAGCACCATCTCATCATCATCGTCGCGCTTGAGCAACCTGGCACGATCTACGACATAGCTGCAAGGACTGACTTAGACCATAACGCTGTTGCTAGGCGCATGAGCGAGTTGGAACGTATGGACTTGGTTTATACCGATGGCAAAAAGAAAGGCGCGAGTGGCAGGATGTGCCGCGTATGGGTGCGGAAATGAGCATTGAAGCTATGAAGTTGGCGCTGGATTGCCTTGAGGATATTTTTGGAAAAGACAAAATAGATGTGGGCGCGATCAACGCATTACGCCAAGCCATTGCAGAGGCAGAGAGGCAAGAGCAAGAGCCGGTGGCTATGCGCCATGACTTTGATGGATATGGTTGGCTTTACATTGACAACGGCAGCGGCAGTAATTGGAAAGAAAAAATTAAAAATGCCGAACCCCTCTTTACCGCCCCATCACAGCGCGAGTGGGTTGGGCTGACTGAGGAGGACAAGAACGATTGTTTGGTGAGTGCTGATCCGTGTGAGTGCTTGGCTAAATCTGAGTCGCATCAACTGATGGAAGATGTTGAAGCCAAGCTGCGGGAGAAGAACGGATGCTAGTCCAACTACTTGAACCTGATCCGATTTTGCGCGATGACCCTGTGCGTCCAAGTATCAGCCCCAAGCGGCGCATTGAAGGTGGTAACCGTTGTGTTTATGCGTGGGTGGAAGATCGGCAGATATGCTCTGTCGTTTGCGTCAGTCAACCGGAATCAATACCCAAAACAGAACGCGAACTTTTCGTGACGGGCTGGATACCTAATTCGAACTTTGTCGTACTGTATTCGGTTTGGTCTTACAAACCTAAATGCGGTAGCAAGCTGGTGAATGCGCTGGTTAAAAGAATCAGAAACCAAGGATGGTTTCGCATCGTAACTATGTCACCAAAGACTGCGATGGCTAGGCAATTCCACTTGAAGAACGGCGCAAAGGTGTTGCAAGTCAACAAAACAACGGTGAACTATGAATACTAAACGCATCAGAGAACTTGCTGAACAGGCTGGTATCGACGAATGGTGGGATAGCGGCAATGAATGCCGTGAAGTCCTACAGGAGTATTTGGAAAAATTAGCCGAGGTGATCGCCGCAGAGGAGCGCGAGGCGTGTGCAAAGATGTGTGAGGCGCAAGTTGCTGTTTACTTGAAAGATGGGGAGCGTTGGTTAAAAGGTAAAAAAGGTAAGCCGGATACTCGATTGAAAGACCTTGCCCCCCATTTGGAAGAAGCGTGGGAAGCAGAGCAATTGCTGAAAAACGAAAGTGGCGTCGAGTGGATTACGCAAGCGCACAAATGTGCCGCCGCTATCCGCGCAAGGGGAAATGAATGAGGCACGAAAACATTAACTGGACAAGGCGGTATGTAGAAGTCGGTCA